GGACACACCGATGGAGCAGACCCACCACGCATTCGGTATCAAGTACCCCGCGCTAATGGCGGACCCGCGCTACTCACCGGCACGCGACAAGAAGCGAACGGTCAAGTACTACGCGGGGCAGGCAGGGTACGCGGACCTGACGGTTGAACGCGACCTAGCAATAGCGCGTCTCGCAGACGCCATCGCGTACCTCAAGCCACGCGGGAACGTAGCGCACGGTAGCAGCAAGGCGACCTACACGAAGCGGTCGCGGGAACTCGCACAGGTCGTCGGTCAGGCGAACTGGAACGAAGCGGTCAAGGTCGCGGAAGAACTCGCAGCGGAGATGCTCGCATACTTCGCAGCCTGCGAAGCGGTCCGCTAACCCGTCCCGCCTCCGAACCCGATCACGACCCCGGAGTTTCTCCGGGGTCGCTTCGTGTCTGGCGGGAACGGTGTTACCGAGTAGCGCAAGTTCAAACTAGTACTTGTAAACAGGTAGCGCGACCCGCTACGCGCGGGTTATAGTTCCGGCATGGAGGCGGGACACGCCTCCGGTCGCGAAGGGAACAGGCACATGGAAGCGGTAACGTTAACCCCAGAAGGGGAACTTGAGCAGGCATACTCCGACGTAGAGCAGTTCACCGAAGAACTGGAAGGTGAATCCGACCGCGCAGAAGTCAAGCGGATCAAGGCACTGCTCAAGGATGCGAAGGAACGGTTGGCGAAGTACAAGAAACTGGTCGACCCGGCAACCCGCAAGTACTGGGCAGAGTTCTACGCGGTCGATACGCGGGACATCTCGGAACTCTAGGAACCGTCCCGCCTCCGACCCGATCAGGAACCCCGGAAGAACTCCGGGGTTCCTTCTTGTTTGGCGACCTAGTGGCGGTCGACGACGCGGATGCGTTATAGTTCCGGCATGGAGGCGGGACACGCCTCCGGTCGCGAAGGGAACAGGCAGATGGCTAGGGTCAGCAAGCGGTCAACGGCAACGGCGGTACGGGACCAGATCAAGTACGCGGTCAGGATATGGACGAACAACCGGACCGTTACGACGGCCGACCGCGGTGGGTTAGTAGAGACGCTTGTACGCACCGAGTTCTTCGGTAGCGAAGCGGAAGCGGTCGCGCGGGTCGAAGGGTACGAACAGGGTCGCACGCGGGTCAACGCGACCGAAGCGGAGTTGCGCGGGTTCTTCCCTTGGAACGACCACAACGGGCACGGCGAATACTTCGCGTACCGGTGCCGCATCCATCAGTGCGAGACGTACCCGCCAGCACCTAGCGGAATCATCTACGGGTTCGCGATATTCACCGGACTAGAGATACACGAGTACATCTAGCCTCCGGTCGCTTCCGAACCCGATCACGACCCCGGAACCTCCGGGGTCGTTCTATGTGTAGTCCTATAGCGGAAGGTTAGACAAGAATGAAGATGCTTAGATGGCGCAAACGTAGCGGGTATGGATGGGCTGTATATGAAGTAACTCGTGGAATGTATTCATATATTCTTACTGAAGAATATGATGGAGGTAATGTATGGGAACTCTGGACCGCTATACCGGGGTCCGCGACTAGCGACCCGCTGATGGTCGCGGAGTTCCGGGTAAACGGACGGACCCCGCGGGTACACGGACCGATAGCAGACGCGAAGCGGAATGCTTCCGCGTATCTCGTGGCGTTAGACCGGAGACGACAGGTCTACGACATTCACGCACATCAGGCCGCAACCCGCGACCCCTAGCCGACTACCACGAACCGCGTCGCACGTCGGTCTACGTGAAGGAACCGGAATATGTAAGTACCATACTGAACTTGTTTAGGGGTAGCGGAACCGGGCGGAACGGGTTATAGTCCGCGTAACCACCGGGCAACGGTGGCCACGCCATCCGGCGGGAAGGGAACAGACCAGTGGTCTATCGGCACACATGGAAGCAGAACCGCAAGCCTGATAGCGCAGGCATGCCGCTAGGGGTAATGATCCGCTACGAAGCGACAAGCGAGTGCGGCCGCTACGTTTATCACATGTACAAGTCGTCGTGGAACGGCGGCAGTTACTCCGTCGATACGTCGTCCGCCGGTACCGCCGGACCCGACCCGCGCTGGGTCCGGGTCTACTCCGCGCAACTTGTTTACGACCGACCGTCAACGCAGTTCGCGCCCACGACCGCCGTCATTCCGGGTCCGCTGGGACTAGCGAAGGAAACGGCAGATCAGATGATCGCGGAGTTGGACGCGGAGATCAATCGGAAGGATGCGGAAGCGGTCGAAGTACCCGCGGAGTACCCGGACCACGGGACGGTGACCCGCGGTATCGAATGGACCCACGAGGTTCCGGGTAGCCGCACTGGCGAACGGGCACCGATGGATACCGCGCTAATCCTGACCATCGAAGGGTCGAACTGGCACGACTGGATGCACACGACCTATCGTCTCGCACTGGAGTTCGACGGACGGACGGACCTGTACGTTGACGTTACGCGGAACGGACAGAAGGTTGGTATCCGCCTTGGGTGGGCATACGGTCCGTCGTTCGGTATCCGCTACCCGGACCTATCGACCGGCACGACGTTCATGAAGGAACGACCGTCCGTGGAAGCCATTCAGGCGTGGTTCTCCGGGGTTCTCCGCAAGGCGCGTTACCTGCTGGATATGTACCTTCAGCCGATTATGGACGAACGGTCACACCGCGAACCTAGCGACGGAACGGACCGCGAATACTGGATGGGGATGTCGTCCTTCACGCAGGCTATCGTAGACCAGAAGCCAACCCCGGAGACGGCAGCCGGGATGGCGGGTCCGGCGGAAGCGGACCCGGAGACGAACGACGACGACGACGACGACGCGGACCCTTCACCGGGTCCGAATGGGGTCCGGCGGAAGTGGTCTAACCGCAAGTCGGTCGCGGAGCAGGCACGTGCCTACGGATGGTCGGAGGCGCGGTACCGGGAAGTGATCGGGAACATCTCCGACCGTTTCCGCGACCCGGCAGAAGTCGCAGCGCGGTCGCTAAGCGACTTGGTTGAACTCCGCACGGCGCGTACCCATTACCTCAACTACGTCATCCCTAACCTCCGGTTCTACATCGACATCCCGCTATCCGAACTCCGCGGTCAAGGACGGCTGGCAACCGCCTTTCAGAATGAGGCACATCTGACCCGTATAGCGCGGTTGAACCTAACCCGTCTTGAGACGCTTATACGTCAGCAGGCGTGGAAGCCAGCGAAGTTGCCGGTAGCCTCCGTCCCGGACCCCGAACCCATCCTGAACAACGGGTCGCTGATCCTCCTGTACGCGGATGCGGTCCGCTTAGAAGTCACGCTAACCCGCGTAGGAACTTCGCTAACGCGGGAACACACGGGTACGGTCGCGCCTCCGGTCAAGGGTCGACCGCACATCAAGATGGAGGTACGGGGTTGGCATCCAGACGACGGTTATACCCCGCGCTACTACGGCAACTACCACTACGACGACGTTACCCGTGCGACCCGTGATGCGGCGGACCTGCTCCGCGGAGTAGCGACGACGGACACGGGACGATGAAGCGGACCTACACGAAGGTCCAGACCTATCGCGTCATCCGGTTCTTTGAGGGACGGCACCGGCAACCGTTCGTTCTCCGGAAGGGTCTGACGAAGGAAGCAGCACAGGCTTGGTGCGCGGACCCGGAGACATCCGCTTCGACCTGCACGACCCCGGCACGGAGGCGGTATACCCGCTACCAAGGTCGCTGGTTTGACTCGTGGCAAGCGGAGTAGCGGGAACGGTCACGGGTAGGTTATAGTCCGCGGGTAGGGGTCAGCACCCCTACCCGCTCATCGTTGAAGGGAACAGGCAGTTGAAAACATTCAAGGAAGTAGGACGGTTCACCGTCGCTACGCGGTACGACCGGAGAACCCGGAGTTGGGTGACCGCGGTCACGGGTCCGATGTTCGACGTATTCGACCTTGACGGCAAGCAGGTCGCGCACATCTACTCCGGGACGAAGGAAGGTGCGGCGGTAGCGCAGGCGCAGCGCGAAGCGGAGATGGACGCGTTGGAAGCGGCATTGCGGTCGGAGGAACAGAACGACGCGCAGGCCGGAAACGACTACGCGGAACCGACGAACGAATCAAGCGAACGGACGGTAACCGTAGACCAACTGCCGGTCATCATCGAAGCGGTCGGGAAGTTCCGCGACCGCGCACTACGGCTAGGGATGACGGAAGAACAGGCACCGGCGGTCGAAGTCATTAGCACGGTCCGGGTCTACGACGCGCGGGACGTAAACGACGACGCGGTCACCCGCCCGTACCCGGATGGTCTGGAGGCGGAAGATATCGCGGTCGGGACGATTGATCTGGTTACCTTCCGCATCCGGTCGGAACCCGTCCGGTTCGACGGGTGGCGGTTCGTAGCGGTACTGGAGGCGGTTCAGGTTCTTGACGGAGATGACCCGACCGTACTGACCGGGAACCTGTACCCCGCTAGCCAGCACGGAAGCGGGTACCGCTGGGAAACGACGGTACGGAGGCTACCTGACGCGGTACTTCCGGTTGGGAAGTACACGAAGGATACGGACGCTTCCGTCTGCGATCACTGCGGGAAGCGTAGGAACCGCGCCCAGACGTTCGTCGTCCAGCATACGGACGGTCGGACCATGCAGGTTGGTAGGTCGTGCCTGCGCGACTTTACGGGCGGTACTTCGGCACAGCGGATATACGACCTACTCCGCGACTTGTTCGATACTTCGGACAAGTGGTCATACGACCCATATGAGAACTACGACGGAAACGGAAGCGGGAACACTTCCCGCATATACGACGTTTACAACTTCGTTCTGGCTTCCCATATCACCGCGCGGAAGAACGGGTTGGTTACTCGCAAGCAGGCAAAGGAATGGAACCATTCCAAGGTCGCGACCGCGGATCAGGTCCAGCAGTTATTCATCGACAAGCCAGCAACGGAACTCCGAAGCGTTATCAACTCCGCTACGGATGACGACAAGGCGTTCGTCGTCGCTGCGATGAACTGGGCATTTAACCTTGACGACAAGACGGAGTTCAATACGTCATTAAGGCAGGCGGTACGGATGGGTTCCGCGAACCCCAAGACTTCCGGCATCCTAGCCTATCTCCCAGCCGCATACAACAGGCATATCGGGACGATAGTAGAACGTCAATCCAAAGTTCCTACGGAGTTCCAAGGGTTCATCGGTGAGAAGATTAACCGGAACCTCACCGTTACCTTTCAGCGGTACTTTGATACCCAGTTCGGCAGCAGCCAACTAGTCATCATGGAAGATGACAACGGGAACAAATACAAGTGGTGGACCAGCGGTCGCGAACTCAAGGTTGGGTACCGGGCGGACACCAAGGCGACCGTCAAGGCGCACGACGTAGACCGCGGTGATAACGTCACGGTGCTGACGCGGGTCACGCCTCTGAAGGGAACGGACTGGGTACAGGTCCGTCCCGAACTTGAACACGGCTACATCGCTTCTGCGGTACCGGAGGCGGGTACGACCGGACCCGGTTCCCGCGCATGGACGCTAACCCCGGACCCGGACCCTATCGACATCACGAACGAACGGACGGCACGCGACATCTGGACCGCGCTGTATGACGCGCACCTTGACGGCGAACCGGACGGACCCGCGGACCCCGGCAGGTTCTCGGAGTGGTGGCCTGCGGCTAGGGAACTGGCGACCGCGTACCCGGAAGTGGTTGAGGCGTTATGGCGCAGGTGGGTCCGATGATAGCGACGGTCGCGGTATCGGACTGGATTTGCGGGTTGAAGAACCCGCTAGGTCTGATCGACACGGAGGCTACGCGGGATGCGTTCCGCGCGGCCGTCCGTCGTCGGGTAGACCGCAGTCTGCCGGGTTGCCGGGTCGTATTCGTCGACCATGAGACGACGAACGCTAGCGTTCATGAAGTCGTCGTGACGGTCGACTTAGAAGGGGTCGCGGAACCCTACGGGCAGTTGACCGCGTGGGAAGTGGTCCGGGGTGGGGTATGGGACATCCTCAAGGCGGATGGGTACGCGGTCCGCGTTACTCCGTCCCGCCCGGTAGCGGGTCCGGCAAAGCGACCGGACCGCCTCCGTGGTTGGCAAATCGTTGAGTTCCCGGATGGAACAACGACTATGCAAGAAGTTGACGAAGAATACTGGAACTCCGGTGAGGTTACGTCGTGGTCAGGTTGACGGACGATATAGCGCGTGTTATAGTCTCGGTGGAGGGAAGATAGTGAGCATCAGTGATAGTCCGGGTGTACCGGGTCGCGTGACCTACGGGTCGCGGAACGACTTGATAGCAGACTTGAACCTACACGCATGGAAGATGGTGGAGGATTACAAGGAACACCACCGCGCGGAACCGTTAAGCGATGCCGCATGGGAAGTGTGGATATCACGCATGCAGGACGATGCCCGGAGGCGTGCGGTTGATTACTTCCGCTACGAACACATCACGGTAAACGGCATTGAACGGAAGTTCCTAGCCGAACTGCTCTGGGAAGTGTTCCAGCATATATTCAACGAACTCTACGGCAAAGACGAAGCGGAGTATATAAGTGACCGATAGGGTCGCGCTTCCGGCAGGTCGTACCTACATCGATGGGCAAATGGTTCGCCAACTCCGGAACCACCGGGGTTGGTCACTGGAGACGCTAGGACGGATGGCGAACCTGTCGTGGCTATCGGTACAACGGGTTGAGACCGGACGGCAGCGGTACGGCGCGGTACCGTCACGGTCGCCGGTCGTCGTCGTCAAGACGGAGACGCTAGACCGCATCGCAGCAGCGTTCGACATTCCGGCAGCGGTACTCCGCGGAACGCCTCCGGGCGGGAAGGAAGCACAATGACCGTTCGTATCCAAGGGACGGAGTATGCGACCGTCAACGAACGCCTCCGGGCAGCACACGGCGAATATATCCGCCCGGTAGGCATTCAAGCGGTCACGACGGAGGTGATTGCGGTATCCGGTACCGTTCATATCCGCGCGGTCGTTTCATTCGTCGACGGGCGGAACTTCACCGGGGTCGCGGAAGTCACCGCGGGAACCGGGCGGGGTCCGCAATCAAAGGCACCGATGGAAACGGCGGAAACGTCTGCCGTGGGTCGCGCGTTAGCGTTCGCGGGGTACTTCGGTAGCGGTGAGGGTCTGGCGTCCACAGAGGAGATTCAAGCGGCAAATGAGCGGGTTAGCAACCCCGTAGTGGGACTATCGGCACAGGCACGGCGCGTCGTCTCAACCGACGACAACGACACGTTCTAGCGAAGGGAACAGGCAGAATGAACAGCGAACGTACCCGGAACCGTCCGGGTGAAACGATCAGCAGCGGACCCGTGCGGCCAGCGGTCCGCGGTCGCGCGGTCGGAGACAGGCAGGGTACCGCCTCCGATATCACGATCACGCACTCGTGCGGACACAGCGCGACCCTGAGCGTATATGGCGACCCTACCCGTAGCCGCTACGCGGTCGCGATGGCGGACCGTCCCTGCCGCGACTGTTACCGGCGGGTCGCGGTCGGCAAGGATACGGAGGCTATTAAGGCGGGTCGCCGGTCCGTCTTGGTCGGTTCCGAGAAGCAGATGCCGTGGGCACAGGCTATCCGCCAGCAGCGTGCGGAAGCGTTTGGCGACTACGTCAAGGCGGTCCGTGACGCGGGGTCCGCCGGTATCGCGAAGCGGGTACTAACGCGGGAAGCGGTCGACACGACGATCAACGAAGTCAAGCAGGCCATCGCGGACCTATTCGCCGGAACGGTGGAGTTCGACCCCGACGAATACGGGATGCATTCCGGGTATACCCGCTGGTGGATTGACCAGCGAGAGACCGAAGTGCGCGACATCATGGCAGCCTTGCTTCCCGAACGGGACGTACTCGGAGGCGACATCGACGGGTTGGGCATCGGGTCCGACCCGGTTGCCGGGGTGTTCCGGTTCGTCCCGGTTCCCGCCTCCGACGACGGAGATGGAGGCTACGACGCGCAGCGGGAAGCGGACCTGCTAGACCTTGACGACAGCCCGTTCTGATGGCAGCGGGTCGCACGACGATATCGTGGATACCGTCGTACCTTGACCTGAGCGACCACCCCAAGGTTCTCCGTCTTGCCGATGCCATCGGTGAGACGGAGAATGAGGTACTAGGGGTGCTGCACCGCCTCTGGTGGTTCGCAGCGCGGTACGCGCAGGACGGTCGGTTAGACCGCTTCACGGACGGCGAACTGGCGCGTGTTTGCCGGGTATCGCGCACAAAGTCAGCGAAGTTTGTCGGAACTTTGATAGAAACTGGTTGGGTTACCTCCGACCGCGCTATCCACGACTGGGAACAATATGGCGGGAAGTTCATCGCGGAGAACGGCGCAGCACGCGACCGGATGGCGGCACGGAGGCTTGCAAACAGATCAGCACCCGCCTCCGGTTCCGCGAACGTTCCCGAACCGACCGCGAACGGGGTACCGAACAGTTCGGGAACGTTCGACGAACGTTCGACGAACGTTCCCGGTATAGAAGATAACAGTATAGAACAGAATAGAACACTTGTACGGCGCACACGTCGGAGACGGACCACAGCCGACGACGAAGCGGGTACCACAGCGACCGGACATCACGCGATATGGGACGTATTCGACCGTCACCTAGGACCAGCGGCGACCCGCGCTGAACGGGGTCGCCGTGCTTCCGCGGTCCGCGACCTAACCGAAGCGGGGTTGTCCCCGGAGGTTGTCGACCTTGCCTGTGCCCGGTACCGGAGTTCGTGGCCGCACCTGACCATGACGGAGACGGCTGTAGCCGCACACGTGACGAAACTGGCCGCTACGGTTCCGCCTCCGAATGGTTCCGCCGGACGTTCTGGGAACGTGGAGGCGTTGTCGAAGTGGTTATCACTGTCGGAAGGGAACAATCCAAGTGTTATCCAAACAGGTCTACTTGAACGGAATGGCACGATTGTGGGCAAACTTCCCGAACCGTATGACGAATGAGACCGACAAGGTCGTAGTCATTGAAACGGTCTGGACTGAGATCACACGTGGCGAATGGATTGACGACGGTATCTGGAATAACGCCGTTACCGCGCTACTCCGTTCGTCGCTAACGTGGATGCCTACTATCCGCCAGATGCTGGAGGCATGCGCGGAAGCGGACCGGAACCGCGAACGCGCTGAGGGTCGCGACGAAGCCAGCGTGGTACTCGCTGCCTTGTCGGGTCCGGCAGCCCCAAACAGCACGCTACACGCGTGTATAGCCTCCGGGTCGTGGGATAGGACGTTTGCGCGGGTTATCGCAGCCAATCAGCAGCGTAGCGCGTTCTATGAGGCGGAATGGAAGCGGTACGTTGCGGAGTATCCGCTGTCCCTACCCTATCGGGTCCGCAAGTCTATGGCGTTTACCCGCGCGGGGTACGCGCTGAATGACTTCCAACCCCACGTGACCGCGCTGGATATCGACGACGTGCTACGGCGGATGGCTAACGTTCCCGCCGGGAAGCAGGTTGACGGTATTCCAGCGTTACGGGGTCCGCTTCAGGAAGCGTTGGATTGCGTGTTAACCGAATACGTAGCGGAAGAACAAGACGACTTTGTAATCTGAAGGGAACGACCAGTGTGGAACTTGTGGTTGGGGTTAGCACAAATGGCAGTCGCGTTCTTCATGATCGTGGCATTGACAATATGGGCATTCTTAGAGATGCTTCGGTATCGCAAGATGGTTTATACGCTGAGGATAAAGGTAGCGGAACAGCAGAATGCATTAGCGGCGTTAAACCTAACGCTAGACCTACTTCATCGGAACCGCGAACGCCACTCACTTTATTACTCACAATCGCACTTGAACGGGAAGTTCCAACCGAACAACTGTATGAACTGATGTACTCGGAGATGTCGGTAACGCTTCTGGGTTGGTGCCAGAACCGTATGAAGACTACCCACCGTGCGATAAACGGACTACAAGCAGAAGATTTGTCGCAACGTGTCTGGTTACAGGTCTGGCGGTTCTTGCCGTCATTCGACTACACTCGGTCTGATCGTGGCAGTCCCGGTGGTAGGTTAGTTGCTTGGGTGTACCTTATTGCAGCCAACGCGCATACGGACTGGTACCGGCACGATGTACTGATAAAGCAGATACCACTGAAGGTTGAAGTTGACTCATATCGTCCGGTGTTATATAAGTCAACGACGGTCCATGAACGTAGGGATGAGCGTAAGTATCGCGCAACATTTACCGATCAGGAACGGAACCCGGAAGAACAAGTACTAAGCGAACAGTACGCGATATACGTAGAAGCAGAGTGCCGCAAGGCGTTAACGAAGCAGCAGTACACGGTGCTTCGGTTACGTGCAAACGGACTGTCCTACGATGAGATAGCGGAAGTGTTAAGTACGACCATGACCGCAGTCAAGGCAACGCTATATCGCGCACGCATAACTGCTGGCAAAGCCATAGGCATCAATGTGATGACGGAGTAGCAGCCATTCTTATAACCTTGCCGTATCCACCTACAGTAAACCATCTGTATACCCGCACGCGATACGGGAACGTTACCCTAACGGCAGAGGCGCGACAATATCGGGTACTAACCCGGTTGATCGCGTCATCTGCTTGTCTGGATATAGAACGTGGTCCAATCGCGGTTGACATCTCCGTATATCGTCCACAACGGCGGGGTGATCTGGACAACGTACTCAAGGCGTTGCTGGATAGCCTTAACGGAGTGCTATGGGTCGATGATGACCAAGTCGTTGAACTCCATGCATATCGGTATGACGACGCATATAACCCTAGGGTTGAACTAAGGATTGCGAAACGATGAGCGACTGGAAGAACCGCATTGTTGGCGAAGATATGGTTGATCCGGGTCAGTTACTTGCTAACCCTATGAACTGGCGGGTTCATCCAAAAGCACAACAGAAGGCGTTGGCGGGTATCTTGAAGGAAGTAGGATGGGTACAACGCGTTATCGTCAATGTCAATACTGGTCACGTCGTTGACGGTCACGCTAGGGTCAGTCTTGCCCTGAAACAGAACGCAACGCAAGTGCCGGTTCTTTATGTCAATCTAACCGAAGCGGAAGAACGACTTGTTCTGGCAACACTTGACCCCATTAGTGCGATGGCTACTAGCGACAAGGACTTGCTAACGTCCCTGCTTGCGGATATCAAGACGAATGACGAAGCGTTAGGTGAGTTGTTAAATGATGTCGCCTCAGATGCGAACATCTTGCAGCGGGATGAAACGTATACGGAAGTAGTGGAATCACCCATATATGAAGTACGCGGAGAACGACCGCCCGTCCCGACCCTGTACGACCGGACCAAGGCGGATACGCTGATCCGCGCTATCAACGCCTCCGGGGTACCTGACGATATCGCAACGTTCCTACGCGCTGCGGCGGAACGTCACGTCATCTTCCGGTATGACCGCGCCGCAGAATACTACGCGCATGCCACTGCCGACATCCAAGAACTTATGGAGCAGTCGGCACTTGTCATTATCGACTTCAATCAGGCAATCGAACGCGGGTTTGTACAACTGAACAAAGACATCCAGCAGGTATTCACCAAGGACTACCCCGATGCGTGATGACTTCTGTGCGTTTATCCTGACGCACGGACGACCGGATAAAGTCGTGACGTATGACCTGATACGTCGTCGTGGCTATACCGGGAAGATATACATTGTCATTGACGATGAAGACACAACCGCAGACGCATACCGGAGGCTATACGGTGATCAAGTACTGACATTCTCGAAGGATCAGGTAGCCGCATACACAGACCAGTACGACAACTTCACCGACCGCAGAGCAATACTCTGGGCACGTAACGCATGCTGGCAACTAGCGCAAGACGTAGATTGCCGGTACTTCATTCAACTAGATGATGACTATCACGGAATGATGTACAGATTGGCCGGCAAACGTGAACCACAAGGCAACGTCGTATGGCGTGGATGGTCTATACATTCCCTTGACGATGTATTCGAAGCGTTAGTAAGGTTTATGGAAACAACTCCGGCAGATACCATCTGTATGTCTCAAGGTGGCGATCACTTCGGAGGCGACCAAGGTGATACGTCGATCAAGATGAAACGCAAGGCAATGAACAGTTTCATCCTTGACCGCACCAATCCTTACTTGTTCTCCGGTAGGATCAATGAAGACGTAAACACCTACGTTGGTTTAGGACGACAAGGCAAACTGTTCTTCACTCACATGTCATTGCAGTTAGACCAGCAGACAACACAGACCAGTAGCGGCGGTATGACTGAGTTATATCTGCATTCAGGAACCTACGTAAAGTCGTTCTATTCAGTCATTAGCGCACCGTCATGCGTGACGATACGGTCAATGGGACGGATGAACCGTCGATTGCATCACAGTATTCAATGGGATAACGCGGTACCAGTCATTATCTCGGAGACGCACCGCAAGCACCGAGGTGAGACTATCACTGAGGTAACAACGAAACAATCACGCAAGCGTGGAGGGAACTAATGCCCGGTGGTAGACCAACGCGATATACCCCGGAACGGGTAGCGAAGATACTCCAAGCCATCCGCGTAGGTGCGACCCAACGCGCAGCGGCCGCATACGCGGGTATCGACGATAGTACCGTGATGCGATGGAAGCACAAATATCCGAGTTTAGCGACCGCTATAAACGAAGCGGAAGGTGCCGCTATGGTGGGGTGGTTGGCGAAGATAGAAGCAGCAGCGAACGAAGGTGCGTGGCAGGCGGCCGCGTGGAAGTTGGAACGGCGGTACCCGCATGAGTACGGACGTAGCGCGGTCGAAGTCTCCGGGCGGGACGGAGGCGCAATCAAGATTGACCACAAGGTCGAAGATGCAAGGGAAGTTCTTGCGGTCAGACTTAGTCGCATCGCTGCCGCACGCGGAGATGCTGGAAGCGATACGGACCCTGACAGCGACCCCGGAGGCATCGGAAGCGATCCTGTATGACTGGACGTTCTGGGGTCGACCGAACCAGCAACCGCCGGACGGAGACTGGCGAACGTGGGTAGTGTTAGCGGGTCGCGGGTTCGGCAAGACGCGGACCGGGGCAGAGTGGGTTAGGGCACAGGTAGAGCAGCACGGACGGTCGCGTATAGCGATCATCGGTGCGACCGCAGCAGACGCGCGGGACGTGATGGTGGAGGGTGAAAGCGGCCTGCTTGCCGTCTGCCCACCGTCAAACCGACCGGCATACGAACCGTCCCGGAGGCGGTTGGTCTGGCCGAACGGCGCGATAGCGACGACCTACAGCGCGGATCAACCGGACCGCCTCCGGGGTCCGCAGCACGACGCAGCGTGGTGCGACGAACTCGCAGCGTGGCGGTACCCGATGTCGTGGGATATGCTCCAACTCGGATTGCGGCTAGGAACCGCGCCGCAGACGGTCGTGACCACGACCCCGAAACCAGTAAGGCTACTCCGCGATATCCTGTCAGCACCGACGACCGCCGTGACGCGCGGGTCGACCTACGACAACACGGCGCACCTACCGGCGACGTACCTGACCGCGATACGGACCGCGTATGAGGGAACCCGACTAGGCAGGCAGGAACTCTACGCGGAACTGCTTATGGATACCCCGGGTGCGCTGTGGACGCGCGATGTCATCGACGTGAACCGGGTCGTAGCGGTACCCGAACTCCGTCGTATCGTCGTCGCCATCGACCCGGCGGTAACGTCGTCGGAACGGTCCGACGAAACTGGCATCATCGTGGCGGGTATTGGCGCGAACGGGCACGGCTACATCCTTGCTGATCGGTCGCTACGCGCGTCTCCGGATGCGTGGGCACGACAGGCGGTTAGCGCGTATATGTCCTACTCCGCTGACCGTATCATCGCGGAAGCGAACAACGGCGGTGACCTAGTCGAAGTGGTCGTGCGGACCGTCAACCCGGACGTAGCGTATAGGTCCGTCCGTGCCAGTCGTGGCAAAGTCAGTCGTGCCGAACCTGTTGCCGCTTTGTATGAACAAGGTCGTATTCATCATGTTGGTGTCTTTGATCAGTTAGAAGAACAGATGACGCAATACGTAGCGGATAGTTCAACGTCACCAGACAGGCTTGATGCGTTAGTATGGGCACTAACTGACCTGATGTTAGTATCTCAAGAGTGGGTAATGGTATGAACTGGTGGCAGCGAGTTCTTCAGAGTTGGCGACCCGGACCGCTGATCGTCGATGCTGGTGACAGTGACCGGGGTCGTGATAATGCGCGATATAGTCCAGAGCGATACGGAGACTATGCGGCTACGAATACCGCGGTCTATGCGTGTTCTAACCTTCGCGCGAAGAACCTAGCCAAGTTACCGTTGCGTCTGTATAAGCGGACCGCTAACGGAGACCGTGTAGAAGTCACAACTGGCAGGCTATACGACCTACTAGGATCAGTCAATCCATTCTGGACATTCTCACGACTAATCAGAATGACAGAACTATCGTTGTGTTCGTATGGACAAGCCTTCTGGATACTGGAAACGGGCAAGGTTGGAAGAACCGCTGCTCAAACACCTCCGGTAGAGATATGGTGGGCACATCCCTCAAAGATGAAAGTTGTTCCACACCCTACTGAATACATTAAGGGTTACGTATATGAAGATAATGGGTCTACCATGTTCTTCGACAAGGCTGATGTAATCTGGTTGAAGTACGATAACCCGCAAGATGAGTTCAGTGGTCTGTCTCCGATATCCTCCGCACGTATGGCCATTGATACCGCCAGTGGTGCGATTAGGTCTAACCGCGCGATATTCGACGCTGGTATGCAAATGTCTGGGGTTATCGGTCCGGCAGACAAGACGCAATCCTTAACTAGAGAACAAGCGGAACAGTTGGGACAAATGCTTGAACGTCGCTTCCGTGGCGCGGATAAAGCACATAGGGTTGCGGTTCTGTCACAGCCGGTTGCATTTACTAACCTATCGCTAACCCCTAAAGATGCGGAGTTTCTAGGATTAATGCAATGGGGTATGAGGGAAGTATGTACGGTATTCGGCATACCTCCAGAGTTGATCGGTGACCATGAACACGCGACGTATTCGAATATAGAACAGGCTGCTAAAGCGTTATGGACAGACGCTCTGATACCCGAAGCGTCGTTCATCGCGGATGAGTTAACCGAACAGTTGGTTCCATTGTTCGGGAACGAAGCAGATACTATAGAGTTTGATACTTCAGACATTGAAACACTACAAGAAGATAGGACGGAGATCATTGATCAGATCACGAAACTGGTCGGTGTTGGTGTTCCGTTAAATCGTGTGCTTCAGGAACTCGCACCCCGGTTCTTGCCGAAGGGTAAAGATGGCTATGCGTGGGGTGATGCCGCTTGGTTGAATACAACGGTATTCAGTCCTGTATCCGAAGAAACGATGAAGGGTCTGGAAGCGGCACCGCCTCCGACCGTCCTGCCGTCAAGCGAAGTCAGCACCCCGCCGTCACTACCCGCGCCAGCCGCTTCGGTAACGGAGACCATCCCGCGCCCAAAATGATGACGGCGGTTGGAACCGCCGGACCGGAGTGGGGTAGCGAAGCACATCTGGCTATCGTCCGGGCGGTCGATGCAGTCACCAGCCGCCACGAGACGGAGATGGCTAACGTCATGCGGTCGTACTTCCGCGCACAGCGGAACGCCGTACTAGCGCGTGTCAACGGAACCGCGAAGCGGTATAGCGTCAAGGCGGATGATCCAGTACCGGAACCGTTCAGCCTAGCCGAATGGAACCGCAGGCTATCGCGGACCGCTACCCCGGTACTGGCCGCGACCTTCCGCGACGGAGGCGGGTTGGCGTTGGATGAACTCGGATTACAGGTCGCGTTCGACGTTCAGGCACCGGAGGCGGAGCAGTGGCTAGCAACGAAGGTCCAGACGTTCGCGCGGCAGGTCAACGACGTGACGTGGCAGGAACTACGAAACAGCCTGCGGGACGGACTAGCGGCAGGGGACGGGGTACCAGCCCTGATGGACCGCGTTCGTGCCATCTTCACGACGTATGAGACATTCCGCACGGAGGCTATCGCGCGGACAGAAGTGATTGGCGCGTCCAACGCGGGACAACTCATTGCGGCCCAACAGACGGGTGAAGTTGAATCAAAGACTTGGTTGGCTGCGCTTGATAGTCGCACTAGGATTGATCATAGGAACGCACACGGTCAGACCGTAGCACTGGATCAACCATTTGTTCTAGAAGATGAAGCAGGCAATAAGTACACGGGACCGGCACCACATCAGTTCAGTTCCGCGAAGGAAGTTGTCAACTGTCGTTGTACTATGACATTCAACCTCAAGTCATTAGGTACGCAACCGCCGGAACCACGACAACGACCACGAAGATGACAAGGATGTGCTAGCATGATGAACATGGACCCCGTATATGATGCGGCAACATTGGTCGGAACTCCGATGGTCGGAGATGATGGCGTTCCGCTTTATCGCTTCCGCATTACTAGTCCCACCATTGATCGACAAGGTGAGATAGTAGAAACCGAAGGTTGGGACTTTACTAACTATCTTAAGAACCCGGTTGTTCTTAACTCACACGAGTACGGTGACATTGAGGCTATCGTTGGCAGATGTGTTGGTATAGAACGGGACGGAGATAGTTGGGTAGCAGACTTGAGGTTCAACTCCACGGAGTACGGAACACTGGCGCGCACGCTTATCGACGATGGCGACCTTCGCGCGGTTAGCGTGGGGTTCCGTCCTATCGTCATCGACTACCCGCAGCGACAGGCGCGGGGTACGTCGGAGGCGGAAGCGGTCGACAAGGTCGCGGTCAACGTCGAACGCGACCAACGGACGGCGGTCCGTCATATGCGGAAGGAACTGTTGGAGATATCCGTAGTACCCGTACCCGCGAACCCCGATGCTATCCGCCTCCGGTCAATCAAGGGTCGCGGACCGGCCGCAGAAGTAGCCACCAAGATAGTTGCCCCGGAGTGGCTTCGTGCGAACGCAAAACGCGGACTAGCGTGGCACGCGGAAGGGTTGTCCGGCGACGGAGTAACGGACGGCACGATACGGGAAGCACGCGCGATGGCAGACGGGTCCGTATCCGTCGATAAAGCGACCCGGATGGCTGCGTGGTTCGCGCGGCATATGCCGGACCTAGATGCCCCGGCAGCGGACCCCGGTCATCCGGACTATCCGTCACCCGGAGTAGTCGCGCATGCGTTATGGGGTGGCGGGTCCAAGACTGCCTCCGAACGCGCTGCCGGATGGGCACGCGCCAACTCCGATAATCAAGACACCCAGTCAAAGGCGGAACCGCCTCCGGAGACCGATATACCCGACCGCCTCTGGCATCCAATCGCGTGCGCGATGCACGCCGTAATGGTAGAGACGGAGACCAACGACACGGCGCGTCGCCGGTTGTACAACGGTCTGGAACGGGCATACCGGGTGCTTGGGAAGGAACCACCAGACTTCGTTCCGGTCGACACGCTACGGCGGTGGTCTACGCGGGAACGTGATGGGCAGTTCTGGGAAGATGAGGCGACGGTTAGCCGCAAGGCGGGTCGCGTGTTATCGTCGCAGAACGAAGCGATGCTTGCTGCGGTTATCGTTGCGTTGGATACTATGTCAATGCACATGACTGAGGCAATGTCCTCTTGGACAAACGCTAAAGTTATGGTTGAGACAATCCTATCCAGCACCGCGATGCCAGACGGTCCGTCAGTAGTACCGCCGGATGCACCGGCAGATCAGCCGACAGATCAACCGGCAGATATGCCGCAGTACAAGACACAACCGGAGTGGGAAGAACTCCGAGAATGGTTAAGAACACGCTAATGAACGAAGAACTGTTGAATGATATCTCCGCCCGTCTGAAGTCGTTGCCAGAACACGTAACGTCAGATGCGGCATTTGAGGCGCGTGCGAAGCAGATTGCCCGTCAGATCGTTGAGGAGATGGCTGGTGACCCCGCATCCGACTTCGCGCGGAAACTGAAGTTTGGCGGGACGGAACCCCGTTTGGTGGGGTCGAAGTTCGCGCGTCACGGTCTCACGACGGGTGACGTTGAGTTCCTGTACGACCTGTCGCTAGCGGAGCAGCGTGCCGGTCGCGGTCGCGGTCCGTCGCCGGAACTGGAAGGTGCGTTCAACGCTATCTCGGAGGCGTGCTACCTGCCGGAAGCGGAGGTGAAGCGTATCGACCAGCGTGCCATCGACAACCTGTTTCCGCGCATCCCAGTATCGTCGTTCGCGGGGTCCGACCGCGACCTAGCCGCCAAGGGTATGTGGTGGGCAACCAGCGCGTACAAGACAGCGATGGATACCGCTGAATCGGGGTTCGGTAGCCAGTTGGTCGGTGCCCAGTACGTTCGCGACTTGTGGAGGGCAGCGCGTCAGGAGTCACGAGTATTCGCGCTAATCCCTTCGTTTGAGATGACTGATCCGACTGTTTACTTGCCTGTTGAGGCAGACTTGCCGGAGATGTTTCTGTTCAGTGAGGC